GAAAATCCTTTTGGGTTAGAACAGTCAATACTCTTTTTATATTTATTACTCCACTCTTCTTGAAACTGTTTAAATGTTTTCATCGTTCCCTTGAGATTGTTGTTTTAAAAATTTTGCCAAATCTGCAGTTGATCCAACAAAGAGGGCGTTATTGACTGTTGTAGGACCTTTAGTTATCTTTTCCTCTTCAATATCTTTTAATTTTTTTTGAAGATCCATCAATTTATCTGTTGCATCTGCTACACTTTTAATTAATTGTCCGGCAACCTCATATGCTCTAGGCATTTCACTTTCTTGAGCAAGTTCTAAAATACCATTAATTGCTTCTTGACCTTTTTCAATTAATGAATATAAATTTCCTCTAGTATATTCATAATCTTTTTTTATATCATCAACAGGCAATACAATTTTTTCCGAATTAAACTCCATTGAGGATTCTACGGGATTAGTTTCAATTATTTCGCCAGAAACATTAAAGGTGTCATTTAATTTGTCAAATTTTTTTGTCATTTTTATAAAGTTTGCCCATCAAATCCAAAATCATCTCCAATTTCTACTAAAGAATTATCTGTAATGGTAATAGATTTTACTTCAGATCCGGATAAATGTGATGTAATTGTTGTGTTATCTCTTCCTCTATCTACAGTAAGAATATTTCCAGATTTTAATCTCACATAAACTTCTTCACCTTCAATATCTAAATAAGTGTCTATTGATATTGAAGATGCATCATTTACTTCAATTAGAATGTCTTCAGAAGTAATATCTTTTGTAAGATTTGTTAAGACTATTCCTGTATAATTTTTAATTGCACGTATATCAGTTGAATATACAACTTCTCTTGTAGGTGTGGATGTAGAATCTCCCGTAATATAACTGATTGTAGCTTTTTTGACAATATCTTTTGTTGCTGTTTGAATAGGTCCAAAAAGATATGTTTTTGCAGTAAACCTCAATGTATAAATTAATACTCTTCTAGATGTAAAATTTCCCTCATAATCATCTTGAAATGTTACGTTTTCTAAAATTATAGGAATATCTCTCTTTTCATTAATTTCATCAACAAGTTCAATTGTTAATGTATATGATGGTTGAAAATATGGAAGAATTTGTTCGACGATTTGTAAGGCATCATCATTTAATTTTGTCATAATTGCAAGTTCAAATTGTAGATTATATGGAACTGGCATATAACTTTTTTTAACTACAGATCCATCTGCTGATGATTTTGTAGTAAATGATTGGGTTGTAGTTACTTTTCTTGAAGCGTCATATGTTAAACCCGTAAATTCAAATGACATCCTTGGCAATGTAATTTGAGTTGGTTTATTTAAATCTGGTGATTGTTCTAGTCTTGCTAGAAATTTTTGAGTTGGTCCATACGCTAGAGGAACTTTAATAACATCAATAACTTCGTTTGAATTATTAGTATGCTTAATTGATATATTATTAAACAGGGATCCAAAAGATATTACTGTTTTTCTTAAGATTTCGTTATAAAAATATTCAAACATTTTAGTAGTTCCGTATGATACTATTTAACCTAATAATAAATTATATTTATGGCATTCCAAACGGATTAGATTCTGTAAAGTCTAAAATTTTATCTGCTTCTATTTCTATATCATTATTATCTGCATATGCATCTTCAACAAAATTATTTCCCACCAAAGATAAAACGTATGATGCTGAAGAAGCAGATCCAACAATACTCTCTCCTCTTATAAAAGAACCAGTTTCATTTGAAACTTCTAATGTACTGGTAATTGCATTCCAAGATCTAACTCTTGCAGTTACACTACTGATACTTCCTGTAACCAATTCGTTGTATTGATAAGTTCCAACTCCAACAAACGAAGGAGATGATATTGTAATTGTTGGTATTTGAGTATATCCTAATCCAGCGTTAGTAATTCTAATTGCAGTAATTGTTCCTGCAGCACTTACAACTGCAGTTGCAGCAGCTGAAACAGAAGAAATTCCACTAAATGTTATGGACGGATTAGTTGTATAACCAGATCCCGCATTTGTAATTGTAATAGGTCCTATAATACCCGTTCCTATAGTAGCTGTTGCTGCTGCTCCAGACCCTCCTCCTCCAATAAATCTAACTCCAGGTGTGACTGTATACCCAGATCCAGGATTAATTAATAAAACACTTTGCACGGATTTATTTTGGGGATTTACATTATCGTTACATACAACTATTCCATCAATCATCACTGCAGTAGCAATACCAGTTACACCTCCAGTTGGTGCAGATGATATAGCTACCGTTGGAGTGCTTGAATACCCACCACCTCTGTTTGTTATAGTAATAAATCTAATGCCACCATTTAATAAAGAAGTTGTTGCGGTTGCTGTGGAACCAGCACTAACCATTGTGAGAATTTGAGTGATTGAAACTCCACCACCAATGCCACCTGTAGTATCTCCTCCACCAACATTAATGTCGTCTATTTCATCAATTCCAGTATCAATAATCTCATCTTCATATCTAAAGAGTTCGCATTTTAATGTATAAACATAAGTTTTTTGGAGTTGATAGAATGGTTGTTCGTGTTCTACGAACTTTATTTCAAATAGTCTATCGCCAAGAGGGAAATAAATTAAATCTCCCTCTTTTGGTCTAGTTGCTAATTTAATGTTTGGTTTATTTTTTATAAGAGGAGCAATGTAACTTTCAAATCTTTCTTTTGATATAGTTATTGTAAGTTCATTAAGTGCTTGTATTCCAAACTTTGATAAAATGGTGGTGTTATCTCCATATCCTTCATAATTTTCAATATATGCTTCTAAAGGATATGCATCATCAAAAGCGGATTCTATAACCTCCCTCAAAACTGTTTTTTCAGTTAAATATTTTCTTGGTAAATAATGAACATCCACCCCATACATACGAAGTTGTTCATTAATTAAATCTTGTATTAATCCTTGCTCACCTTTAGATCCTTGTAGAAAAAATGGATTAAGCATCTTATCATCCTATCATATCAAGAGGTGGAAGTTCATAAGTATTGGACATTTTTTCCATTAAAATATCAATTTCTCTTTGAGCATCATCATACATTTGTCTTCCATTAAGTTCCACTCCACCCGGAAGTTTAACCCCAGTAAATTTCATCATATTTTGTCCCCATTGACGTTTAATCAATGAAGTAAGATATGGTTTTATAAAGGAATCATTCCAAACCCTTGAGTAATCATTTGGATCTAATGTTGAGTAACAATCAATAATAATATATTCTCCCACATTCACCGATCCCCAATCTATATCCAAATAGAGTCTATCTTGTCTTTTGTTAAAGCGAATTTGCTTTTGCGTTGTCAGAAGAAAGTCTAAATCTTCAAGATAAGTTTTAACCATTGCATAACTTAAAATTTCAGTAGCACCCCAGTAATAAACATCATTTAAGAATAATTGATATTTAACACTAAACATATTATTAGTTATACTGTTAGAACCGTCAAAATGAAAAATTTTATTTACTCCAATAACATTTGGGGGAACTTGTAAATAATTACTGTTTTCTTCATAGGTAAAAGTTGTAGCAGTTCCAACTATATTTGCAGTAGCTGTTGTTGTCGCAATTCCAACAGAAACACTTCCACCTCTAGATCTTCCTCTATCGATATCATTCTGTGTTAATTTGTACTTATAAAATGTTGGATATACTCCGTCAAAATGTCTTTCTTGGAAAAATTGAATAGCATCATCCACCAAATCATCAATTTGCTCATCAGCAACATTAATTTCCAAAACTGGCGCTCCCAGTTTCCTCTTACAATAATCTATCAATCCTTGCCTAGTAGATGGTTGCGCCATTATTTTCTACTTTTAAAATATTTATAGTTTAATCAAATCCATTAAAACTTCCTGTTGTTTTAAATATAATTTCATATATGCTTTTGCAACAATCTTTACTTCTTCAATATTTTCAACAGAATCAATTTCTATGCAAGCTTTTGTGTATTCAAAACTTTTTGATAAATCTTCTAATTGAATTTTATCAGGATCCATTTACTAAACTCCTAAGTAAATTTTTAATTTCATTAATATCATTTTTCATATTAGCAAGATCTTTTTCTAAATTTTGTACCTTTTGATTCTCTTCATTTTTAGCATTTCTTCTGGAAACATACTCTTGGTATTCTGTCATATTTGTATTGATAATTGAATTTGTACTTTGATCCCTTACCAAATGAGTATATCCTTCAACTTTTAAGTAACTCATATCACGCTAAAGCAATAACTCTTAAATCTTTAATTCTGGGAACATAAACTTGATTTGTTGACGTAAGAACTAATTTAATGCGATAGGATTTAAATGATGGTAATTTATCTATAGTAAACACATATTCTTTAAATTCTATATCAGAAGATTCAAATCCCAGCGATTGTGTTGGACTTACAAATATATCAGATCTTCCATCATTATCCGCATAATTAATAACTTCATTTTTGGTATTTAAATTTAAATATCCAGGAAATGGTGTAAAAACCGGATTGAAATTGGGCTTGTCGCTAATAGCATATAAAGCTCTTATGTCGCAGTATTGATTGATATGAGCATTCAATAAAATCTTAATAGAACTTGCTCCGCTTTCTAAATTTATTTCTTTAGAAATATATTGGAATGCAGTTGGATCTTGATCAATGGTGTTGACTCTAGAATCTGTTGCATAATTTGTAATTACATTATCGACTCTATTTGAGGTTAAAATTGTACTAATTCTTTGAGTATCAATTACCGGAGTTAATCTAGAATCTACAGTATCGAGTTGTAATCTTAGATTCATTGATTTGTTACCAGGAAGATTTAATAATTTTTCATTTTCATTAACTTTAGAACATATAATTCTTGTACTATCAAGATAATTTGGTTTTCCAATACTTATATTTTCAAATCCATTATCGATAAAAGGAATTTCATTACCACTAATACTTGATCCAGTTACTGTCCTTAAAGAGGCACTTAATGACGTTCCCCTTACTGTCAGATTTTGTACAATTGGAGTAACTATTTCATATGGCATATTTTGTGTTGCCTTAATTGTATATCCGCCTGCAGATTTAGTTTGATTAATATAAAGTTGTGGGTAACCTATACCATTAGTTCTACCAATACCACTCGAACCCATATCAAGTTTTATGTGATAGGAATCGAATGTTATTGCATCCGAGACAGTAGCATTATTCAAATAATGAGTCTTATTAATTCTTCTTAATGAAACACCTCCTAATTCATACTTATAAACTGGAGTTCCTACAGGATAATTGTTTGGATTTGTTCCTCTAGATATGTTGCCACCAATTAAATTTCCAGAAACTGAAGTATATTCAATAATCTCATCACCAATTAATAAATAACCTGGATTAGTTGTTCCGACACCAACATTTTCAAAAGTTGCAAAATTAGATGCATTATCTACACTAATTGCACCAGTAGAATTTGTATTATATACTGTACTTAATTTTGTTGGATTGATATCGGATTGTGCATTAAATATTGTAACATAATTTTCACTGGAGTACATTCCGTGATTTTGGTGGTTTACTTTAATGTGCAATCCATCATTGATTGTTTCTACAGAATCTATGAATACTCCACCACCAGTTGAGAAATTCAAAGTCGTTGTTATTCCAGAACTGTTAATATATTGGACTGTTTTTGCAGATCCAACAATAAAATCACCTTGTACATTATCAAGTATTAATTGATTTGTACTTGCAATAGAAATAATAGAAAACTGTGCATTTCTTCCCACAGCAATTGAACCAAAAGTACTGATTCCAACTACATCACCAACTTGATATCCAACTCCACCGTTTGTAATTGTTGCTGCAATAGCAACTCCATTGGAAACAGTTACATTTGCTGTTGCATTTTTACCATTACCGGTTACTGTTACAAGATTAATGTTATTAATTGATAATCCACCACTTGCTGGGGTATATCCAATTCCAGAATTAATCAAAGTCAAAGTTCCCGAAGCACTTCCAGCGGCACCAACATAATTTGCAGTTGCATTTGTGCCTTGCTGAATAATAGTATTTCCTAAAGTTAATCCCGAGTCTTGTACTGTTGATCCAAGTCCAACTCTAATTTTTTTGGAAATTAGACTGAGTGAATTTGGCATTAATGTAGGAATTTGTTTATTTCCTTCTGTTAATTCTGGACTATAAAAATCAACAGTTCCTGAAGTTAGAAAATCTGCTCTATAAAGAGTAAATTTAAGATCCTCCCACTGACTTGCTTCCCAGGTCGAAGCATTTTGTGACTTGAATAAAGATCCAAGATATGGTTGATTTGATATAAATGTTTGCGTTAATAAATCATTTTCTCCAATTCTTGAAACATAAACGCTATATTTTGTTGAGTTTGATGCAAGACATATGCAATACTCTTTGCCACCCTCCAGATAGACGGGAGCATCAAAATTAAATGTAGTTGCTACAGAACCATCTGCAGACGTTTGAACATCTCCGGGATCTAAAGTAATTTCCGAGAATGGAAGAATTCTTTGAGTTGGGAATCCATTCTGCATCGTTCTCAGTTGGAAGGTGACAGGAATATCCATATCATCTTTAGATCTAAAGAATACTTCACATTTAGTTAAGAAAACTCCAGATTCATCTTCAACCAAGAAAGATTGTGCAAGAGGGTCATACCACCCAACTAAGACATCTCTTCTTGATTGTGATAAGGTTGTGCTACCTACAACTTGGGTGCCTGTAGTTCTAGATACTGCTCTTTCTTCAAATTCTTGTTTGTTTTGTATTCTAGCATTTCTCACTGAAATAATATTTTCTTGAACCGTTTCTAAAGTTCCACTAGAAACAAATCCCTCTTCTGCGATTGTAGTTGCAGCATTTTGATCATTAATATTACTATTAACCAATGTAAATGTTTTAGTTCCTGTTTCAAATTTTGGATGAATATTAGTATTTGGATTTGGTACAAAGAAACTTCCAATCAAAGTTGCAGATAAATCAGAAACTAATCTGACGTTAGTAAGAGTTGCTTGCGCTCCACTAGTTTGTCCAACTAAAATCATACCAGTTTCAACCCATCCACTATATTCTCCCTGTGGTTGATTTGAAAGTGAAAAGGTATCAACATTCAAAATATTTGATGTTGATGAATAAGTTGATTGTAGTAATTGTCCAGTATAAGGATTATTTGGATATGTAGTTGTTGCTGCGTTATAGGGACCCTCTCTATGATTTGATTGTGCAGATCTGAATACGATTCTAGCAACATCTTGCCCCAAACTTGGATTTAATCCTGTATTTTGAATTGTTCCAATAATTTTTTCACCAACTTCAAAAGTTCCAGAAATCATTGAAATTTCTAATAACTTAGGAACACAGTAACGAGTTACATCTACTCCATCAAAGAAAGCATAGATTTGAGTTAATGGTTTAAGTTTTTTAGAGATAAATTGAATATTTCTAGATCTCATATAAGGAATAAGATTCCTACTTACCACACGATCACCAACAGACGTATTATCGAATTGTTCAGTTATTATAGTTCTTAAACCAGTTCTTGTTTGAACACCTGTGTCTCTAATTTCTCTTAGGTTATCTTGAACAACTGAAGTTGTTTCAATTTGTCTTAGTTGTGCAGTTCCACTTCCACCATTAATCCACCCACCAACTCCAAAAGTACCACCTCTTTCAGTTTCGGTTCTTACTCTAGTTGAATTTACAACTTCTTGACCGGTCCAATTAGTTTCCCAAGCGTTCCAAACAACTGGAGCAAATCCAGTTTGAGGATCTACATTTAAAGTTCTAACTGCATTTGAAAGAGTTTCCGCATAATTTCCTTCTGCTTGAATGATTTTTGCTTCTAATCTTACAGTATCGACCCAAGTATCAGTCGCTGGAGTCAGTTCTAAAGATCCTTGCCAAAAACTAATTAAGAAAGGAGTAACACTTTCAGATCTGGTTGCAAAAGATTGCTTAAGCCATTCAACCTCAGCATAATCTAAAGTAACAACATCTTTAGATTTTCTAACATTTATTCCTTCGATCGGAGTAAATGCAAGATCTTCTGTTGGATCTACTCCAGTTACTGGACCAGAAATTAAATCTACGGAATTTGTATAATGTCGCGGCCTTAACTGCTTATTTGCAATGTCAATACTGTTTTTATAGAAAATTGAATCTTCCTGGGCAAGTAATGAAGTAAAATTATCAACAAAAAATCCAGACTTGAATCTGTTTAAACCATCTCCATCAGCAACAAAAAGATTTGCGGTATTTGTTTCAAGTAGAGAGAGAGCAGTATAGTATTCTAAATTTTTAATTCTATTTTCAAGTTGTTTAATATCAACCATTCTATATCTCTTATGCTCCAAAAATTGGATGAGAGATTGTGATGTATTGTATAAGTAAGCGGGTAGATTTATTGTTGCAATTTCTAGTGCATCATCTACGGAGACTGGTTTTTCTGGTCTCTCTGAGGGAACTCCATACTTAACTTGAAATTTTCCTTCTTTTGTTAAATAAATTCTATCAATTCTTCCAAGGTAGAATGAAAATGAAGCTAAAATTGATTCATCTGATGCTAAAATATTTTTGGAGGAATTTCCAGAACCACTAAAAATTCTACCATAAAATTCTAAAGGTGATCTTGAGTTCACACTGACTGTATATGTTGACGTTTTGGGACGAATATCAATTATATCAGAATTTCTTATTCCGTTTACAGTTTGAATCTCTGTTCCATAATTAAAAGTATCATAT